CACTTGGGTAAGTTCTCATATGCAATTTGTAATCTACCAAGTAGATCTCTTGCAGTCTGAGCCTTGTTTGCAAGGATACCTATTGTGACACTATCATTGAAGATGGCGTAGTGTAAAAGATATGATACCACAGTCGTTGACTTACCTGACTGTCGAGGCATCTTACATATATTGAATCTATTATTATGAAAATTATTAACTAACTTTTCTTGGAAGTCATACATCTTGAATGGTACTAGACCTTCATCCAAGTTGATGATCTTCACATACTTCTGTGCAAAATACACAGGGTCAGATGCACACTTTAAAAACTCAGATACTTGTTTTTTAGTAAAGTTCTGAGCAACGTTTGCTTTTTTTAGATTAGGATTTCCAAGGTATTGTTCATGCTGTATCATAATCTATCAGGGGTCAATTACTAATAATGGTTTTGTTGGGTCTTTCTCACTAGGCATAAAGTATATAACTTTACCACTAGGATATACTTTATCTAATTCATACTGAACATTCTTTTTCAATGGTCTTGCTCTTTGAGGAAAGAACATTTGGATCATCTTTGTTTGTCCTCTGAATACAAAAGTAATAGTATAAGTCGCACCATACTTGTTCAGTCTTTGCCAATTTTCTTCTCTTAGTGTTCTAAATCTTTTCATTCTTGTTCTCCTTCATAGACTTTTTAAGCATCTTTTGTAGTTCAGATGTGCTTCCAACAAACAGAGAATTGTTGGTAACATTAGTTTGTGCCTTTGGCCCATCCTCATCTATCTCTTTCATTTTCTTTTGTAGATCTATGAGTTTGTCTGCTGTATCTGCAACGTGTTTAATAAGTTGTCCAGCAACCTCATATGCTCTTGCAGAATCTGATTGTTGTGCAACATCTAAGGCACCATCAACTGCTTCCTGTCCTTTCTCAACTAGAGAATATAATTGAGCTCTACTATAGTTATAATCTGTTTCAATATCAGGCCCTTTGGATTTCTTTAAATCCTTTGCACTAGTCCTAGTTGGTTTACTGACAGGTTCTTTCTTCATAATCTCAGCTCCTCTATCAGTGATTTCTAGAGCTTCATCTATTTCATCAAATGTTTCGTCTTCAATCATAAGTCAGAGTCCCTCCCTTGACTACTACTGTAAATAGAACCATCGGCATAGTCAGTTCTAGTTTCACCGAATCCAAAGTCATCACCTTCAATAACTTGTACATCATCCTGTACATTGATTACATTGATTGGCACATTGATGTCATGTGGTTTGATCACACTGGTATACACACCTCTCTGGACTTTGATTCTGTTTCCAGTAATAGATCTAATCAACATCTTCTCCTCATCTATCTGTATGTAATCACCTTTTCTTAATGACACGGCACTATTAACATCAAATTCTGTTCTTACTGTATCTATAGTTTCATTAGTTGCTGCGGTGGCATCACTAGTGTAATCTTTGACAGCAGCTGGTACAACAGTGTATCTTTGTTGTCTAGGTGCAGTCTTAGTATTTGTAGTGTCTGAGTAGTAGTCTGTTTGTACTTTCTTGATAAGACCTTCACTACTATTATTGATTGGGCCAAATAGATATGTCTTACAGGTGAAGTTCAATGTATATGTTAATGCTCTTCTCTGTAGAAAATCATCTTCGTATGAATCTTCCATCTGGATTCCTTCCAGTGTAATTGGCATATCTCTTTTCTCTCCTATTATATCGACTAGATCAATCGTAAGATTAAATGCTGGTTGGAAATATGGTAGTATCTGTTCTAATATTTGTATAGCGTCTTCGTTCAACTTAGCTAAAATACTAAGTTGCATATTGATATTATATGGAACAGGCATAAATGCCTTGACCATCTTATTAGTCTTCTTATTTACAGACTTGAAAGTCTGCATTGTAGAAACTTTTCTTGTGGCATCATAAGTCATACCCATGACTTCAAAAGACATTCTGGGTAAACTTAGTGTGGTTGCAACACCATCTTGGTAGTCTCTACCTTGAGATATTCTTGCTAAAAATTTCTGTTGTGGGCCATAAGATATAGGAACTTTTACAACACTGACTGTCTTACCAGACTTATCTTTGTGTTGTACTTCAAGATTATTAAAGAGGGTTCCGAAAGACACGATTGTCTTACGAATTATCTCATGGTAGAAATGATTGGTTAACATAATATTACCACCTTATAATAGTATTTAGAACTCACCGAATGGATTTCTTTCAGAAAAGTCTATGATAGTGTCTGCTTCTGTCTCTATTTCATCGTTACCAGCATAAGGTATATCGAATTCAGAATCTACAGAAAGTATTCTGTAACTTGCAGCTGCACCAACAATTACCTCTCCTACAGAGAAGTCACCACTAGGTATTGAAACCTTAAGAATGTTATCTGCTGTATTCCAACTAGCAACGTATGCACTAGTACCACTAGATACACCCTTAACTATTTCATCTCTCTCAAATTCTCCGAAGGAATTAGATGTAACAGAAGATATAGCAACAGTTGCAGATGTAGAAGTATAACCAGCACCAGCATTACTGTATCTGATTTGGGTAACAGTGCCAGCGGAACTTACTACTGCCTCTGCTTGTGCGTTCATCAGTAGAGGTTCAGTTTCGTTTGACTGTTGTATGTATACAGATGTAATTCCAACTGTAGGTGTAAAGGTGTAACCAAGTCCACCAGTTGTAATTCCAATAGGGCCTAATACTGCTTCTGAAATGACAGCAGTTGCAATCGCAGTAGATACAGGAGAACCACCAGTAAATACAACTTGTGGTGGAGTGGTGTATCCTGTGCCTGGATTGATTAGTAGTATTCTGTCAACAGATTGATTTGGAACACCAGATCTACTTGTCATAATTGCAACAGCAGTTGCCTGAGTTCCTGTAGATGGTGACTCTATAGTCATGATAGGAGGTGAAGTATATCCCCATCCTTCATAGTTGACAGTCAATCCTGTTATAGTTCCAGTGGCATCAGTTGTTGCAACGACTTGTGGTTGTTCATTATCCATCTTACGGATAAATGTAGCATTAGTATTTGTAACAACATCAGTTTCTTGAGATGTCTCTGAACTCGGAACTTGTGTTGCACTGTTATTACTTGTAGCATTATCACCAGTCAAGTTAATAGTCAAGTGATCTAAGAATCCCTCAAATGATGCAGTCTGAGATGGAATGAAACCTTGTCCTGAAGCATCAGCACCTAGCTTCAGGTTATCACCAGCAAAGAACATAATTGGGTTTGCTGTGTTAAGACTGTTACTTACAGTTCCATTTACAGATATAGTTGCATCAGTATTATATTGTTCTACTCTAATAAAGTTCCATGCATTTAAAGTAAGTTGTGTAGTATTCTCAATAGATCCAGAACCAGAAGCAAACACTATGTTACCTGTCTCTCTGTAGTATATCTTGAATCTATCAGTCCACATGACTGTTCCGCCATTGACTGCTGGATCAAACTTGGTAGGATACAACCAGAAACTTAGTGACAGTCTACCATTACCACTATCTCTAGAATCCACATTAGTTGTAAAGTGGAAGTTAGCACCAATAACCTCTGATATTGTGGTGTGATGTAGTGAGTTATTACCAAACTTAATCTGAGATGATGTGGTTAGATTAGGTGGTGTGAAACTTATAGAAGGCACACTTAGGTAATTAGATCCACCACTCGTTAGAGTTACAGCATCAATACCGCCCTCAGCGACAGTCACAGTTCCAGATGCCTGATTACCTTGTGTTGGTTTATGTATTGTTACTGTTGGCGTTCCTCTATAGTTACCACCATTGAACATTGGAACACGTTGTACAGATTTGACACCAGTAACTGTGGATGCAAGAGATACATATGCCACTGCATTTTGAGATGTATCTTTTTCTAATTGTATAGTTATAGTTTGACCACTGGTAGATCCTAGTGACTCATCAACATCTACTCCTTCTTTATCTGTTAATCCATCAGGAAGATCAATGACCTCATCTTCTGGTTCAAAGATCTCACATCTGAACTCATACATGAATAGATCATTTACTTGGTAGAAAGGAACTTTTCTTTCAATATACTTGATCTCAAACAAAGCATTATCCAAAGGTAAGTAAATCAAATCACCTTCATGTGGAGATTTGGCATTGACTCTTTCGCCTTCTGGAAATAGATTTATGAATGGTGTAATGAAATCATCATATCTTTCTTTAGATACAACCAATGTCAATTCATCTTGATCTCTAACACCAAACTTAGTTAAGACATCAGAAGGTGATCCAAAACCATCGGTGTTTACTAGGTATGCCTCCAATCTAAAACTATCGTCAAACTTAGAAGCAGTGATCTCTCTGATTACTGTATTCTGATTAACGATTTTTCTGGGTAGATATAGGATATCTTGACCGAACAATTGTAAATGTTCGTTCACCAAGTCTTGAACTAGTCTTTGTTCACTTGGAGATCCATTTAGAAAGAAGGGTGATAAAGGCATTATCCAACAAAGTCTAGTGGTGGCATTGCGTATTCTGACATTAGTTTCTCCATGAGAACTTCTAATTCCTGAGTCGCATCGTCATATAACTGTCTACCGTTAAGTTCTAGTCCGCCAGGAAGTTTAACTCCTGTAAATTTAATGAGGTTCTGACCCCATTGTTTTTTTATTAAAGATGTGGTATACTGTTTAAGCCAGTAGTCATTGTATACAGCAGTTTCACTCTGAGGATCAATAATTCTGAAACAATCTATGATTATAAAATGATCATTAGTAAGTTCATTCACATTGATATCCATATACAATCTACTATTTTTCTTGTTAAATCTGATCTGAACATCAGGATTAAGCATGTAATCAAGAGTTTCCAAATATGATTTTGTCATACCATAATTGAGCAAATCGATTGCCCCGTAGTAGTATAAATCATTAAGGAAGATCTGATACTTAAGATTGAACATACCAGCCGATATGGTTGATGAGTCCATTTTAAATACTTTGTTGACTCCTATAATGGTGTCTGGTAAAGGTAGATACTTTGCAGTTTCTGTATAGTCTATCGAAGAGATACCCCCTGCTGTACTAGTAGCAGTGGTTGTAGACATAGTGCCTTTCATGGCTTCTTTTTCTGCTTCAGTGAATTGATGCTTCAAGAATACTCTATCAATTCCTTCACCATGTCTTTCATGAAACAATTGGACGGCATCGTCTATCAGATCATCAATCTGATCATCGTCAACGTTGATTTCTAGAACTGGCTTTCCAAGTTTCCTGAGAGCATATTCTTTTAAATCATCTTTACTACTAGGTTTTGCCATTCCCTTTACACATAAGTCTCCGAAGTATTTAGTTATATGAAAAAGTATTTTATTGATGAAGCAAAAACCTTTGCTATCAATACCCCTGTTGATGCGAGAGTTGAACTCATGGGTTGGGAGGAAATACCGATAGTTTATATCGATAACTTCTACAAGAACCCAAACATGGTGAGAAATTTGGCGCTCAAATCACCTCCTACATCAGACCCAAGAATATTAGGTGGTGTTACAGGATCAAGAGTAGCATCGTTCTTTGACTTTCAACACATCTATCCTATCTGGGTAGAAATTGCTCAAAATGTCTTTGGTTTAAAAAAAGAAGAACAAGAAAAGTTTGAAGCATCTATGTTCTCTACCCCATTTAGTGTCAACGTAACTCAATCAAAAGATAGACCCGACTTACCCCATATAGATCTACCAGATGTAACCTCTAGAGGATGGGCTGGTTTGATATACCTTAACAAAGGTGATGAATGTAAGGGTGGCACTGGGTTTTATACATATAAAGGACATCAAGTTAATCCTAAACAAGATGGTTTATGGGATAAAGATTATGTTTGTGACAGTATAGGGCCATGGGAACTAATGCACCTAGCAGAAATGAAATTCAATAGAATGATAATGTATCCAGCAACAGTCATGCATACTCCTTATGATAAGCCAGGATTCTTTGAAGGTGATGACTATAGATTAGTTCAAGTATTTTTTCTACCAGTTATATGATTATTCTCACAGGTTATCAAGGTTTTATAGGTCAAGCATTTAAAAAGAGACTTGATCCAGAAAACCTTTACAGAATTGAACAAAGTGGTGCGTTTGACTTCTTAAGTCAATATGATAAGTGGGATGAGGTAGAGATGATTCTACATCAAGGAGCTATATCAAGTACGACAGAAACAGATGTAAATAAAATTCACAAGTATAACGTAGAGTTCTCTATTGCACTATTTGAAAAAGCAATAGAATATTCTATCCCAGTCAAATATGCCTCATCTGCATCTGTGTATGGTAAGATTCATAGTGACTTTGGATATTTGAAAAAGACTATCAATCCACTAAACTTCTATGCACTATCAAAAGCAACTGTAGATTACTGGGTAATGGATAATATGGATAGGTTTGAACAAGTGCAGGGATTCAGATACTTTAATGTATATGGTGATGGTGAGGAACATAAAGGAGATCAAGCAAGTCCAATCAGTAAGTTCACGTTACAAGCAAAACAAAATAAGGTAATTAAAATCTTTGAAGAGTCTGAATATGCCTTTAGAGATTTTGTATGGGTAGAGGATGTAGTAGATGTCGTCCTAGATAATACGGCAGGGAGCGGCATCTATGATGTTGGGACTGGCAATCCGATCTCATTTCTTGAGATTGCAGAGTTGATTGCCAAAAAAGAAGGGGCGGAGATTGAAGTAATCCCCTTCCCCAAACATCTAGAAGGTAAGTATCAAGAATA